TGAAATAATAAAATTCATTTAAGTTTCCATGAATAGTTATAATTTCTATTGCTTTGGCTTGTGTGATTATTTTCATAGTTTCCTATTGTTTAAAGTTAATATAATTTCTAAAGTTAATATTCTTAAAGTAATCCAAACCATCTTTTGAATACATATACATATATTCACCAGGATTGTTTAAACCTTTAGACTTAGCATTTTCAAATGCTTCATTACTATTTCTTTGATACATTCCATTCATTGTATTAGTTCCTATTGGTTGATTTGTTTTAATGTTCATAAATATTAATATATACATATTGGATATTATGTCAACAGTTAATTTAAATTATCTTTTAGAATAGTTCTAAAGTAATGTTGTGGTATTATTGCAACAGTTAAGAATAGAAGTTAAAAGAATATATTAAAGAATAGTTATTAAAGTTACTATTATTCTACATCAACAAATTTTTATTCTTAGCGTTTACAATCGGATAAGAACCAATTAAGTACCATTAAATTAAATATATATAATGTATTAGTAATAACATTTCTTATCACTAATACAAATTGTATTTTATATAGAGTGTAACCCTCTATTTTATAAAGCTACCCCCCCCATACCCCCTAGGAAACGCTACGCCTTTATTATATATATATACATGGATAATTTCCACAACCACACAGACAGCTCTCTAAAACAACCCACCCCCTTTTATACACACTTAATCTAAATTTTTTATTTTACTATTTTTTGAAATACACTAAATGTAGTATATGGATCACCTTGACTTAGAAGATGTAGAATCAATCTGCTTTATTGAAGAAGGCACTAACAATGTAATAATGAAGTTCTATGGTTTTAGTAATTCTAAACAAGCTGAGCTATTTAGCATCTTTGCTATGAAGAAACTAGACTTTGACTACATACCTAATGATGCGTATATAAATAAATCTATACACTAAATATGGATATTAAAATTCCCTATACACCAAGGAAGCATCAAAACTTTTTACACAAGCAAATAGATAAACATAGATGGAGTGTGCTAGTCTGCCACAGGCGGTTTGGTAAAACTGTTTGCATGATCAACCACCTTATAAAATCTGCACTAATGTGTAAATTAAAGAACCCAAGATTTGCCTACATTGCACCAACCTTTAAACAAGCTAAGAGTATTGCTTGGGATTACATGAAACAGTTTACAGATAAGATCCCTTATATTAAATTTAACGAAACTGAACTTAGGGTTGATTTACCTAATGGTGCTAGGATAACATTACTAGGAGCAGAAAATTCAGATGGATTAAGAGGTATATATCTTGATGGTTGTGTTATTGATGAGTATGCTAATGTTCACAGTAAACTATTTCCAGAGATTATTAGACCAGCATTATCAGATAGAAAAGGCTACTGTGTCTTTATTGGTACACCTGCTGGAATGAACAACAACTTCTACGAACTATACCAACACGCACAAGGTGCGGAGGATTGGTTTAACTATAAAGCAAAAGCATCAGAGACTAAGATTGTAGATGAAGAAGAGTTGGTTAAGGCAAAAGAAGTAATGGGTGATAAGAAATACAACCAAGAGTTTGAGTGTGATTGGATAGCTAACATTGAAGGAGCTATCTATGGAGATGTGATTGGCAAGATGGAAGATGAAAAGAAACTAACAAGAACACCTTACGATCCTTCACTACCAGTTTCTACAGCATGGGATCTTGGGGTCTCCGACCATAGTGCTATTATATTTTACCAGCAACTTGGAACAGCAATAAACATTATTGACTACCATGAAGAGAGAGGTCAAGGATTACCTTACTACATACAGATGATTAAAGAGAAAGATTATGTCTACAAAGATCACTATGCACCACACGACATTGAAGTTACAGATTTTGGAAATGGTAAGACCAGGAGAGAGGTCGCCTATCAATTAGGAATAAGATTTAAGGTAGTACCAAAAATACCCCTTGAGGATGGCATACACGCCACTACAATGACCTTGCCTAGATGTTACATAGATACAGACCATTGCAAAAAGTTAATAGATGCGTTAAGACATTACCACAGGAAATATATAGATAAAGATAGAATGTTTAGATCAAAGCCTGTACACGATTGGAGTTCACACGCAGCGGATGCTATGAGGTATCTAGCGGTGGGACTTCAAGAAATTAATACTAGACAAACTGCACCACAAAGTGTAGCAGAGAATGAATATAGGATTATATAATTATGAGTTTTTTATCACCAAAGATGCCACCACTACCACCAGTTCAACCTTTGCCAGAACCACCTTCAGCAGAAGTCTCTCAAGAAGATAAAGATAGAATTGCAGCAGAACAAGCAGCGGTAGAAAGAAAAAGAAAAGGTAGAAAATCTACTATTCTAACTTCGCCATTAGGCATTGAAGAAGAAGCAGAAACACAAAATAAAACTTTGTTAGGATCATAATGGGATCAGTATTTAGACCTTCACCACCACCTAGACCAGCACCAGCACCAGCTCCTGTTGCACCAACTGTAGCAGAGGTTTCACAAAGTTCGGCAACAAGTGCAGATGGTTATGATTTAAGAAAAACAAAAGCAAAAGGAAGATCAGCTACAATTATGACAGGTTCAAAAGGTGTTGAAGATGAAACAGTTACTTTAGGTAAGAAAACTTTATTAGGACAATAATGGCTAAAACAGATTTAACTAGAGATTTATTATCAAGGTTTGACAGACTAGAAGGTCAAAGACAAAATTGGGAAACACATTGGCAAGAGGTTGCGGATTATATGCAACCAAGAAAAGCGGATGTAACCAAGACTAGAGCTAGAGGTGATAAACGAATGGAGATGATATTTGATTCTTCTCCAATACAAGCAGTAGAATTATTGGCATCATCATTACATGGTATGCTAACCAATCCTGCTACACCTTGGTTTACTTTAAGATTTAAAGAAAATGATATTGAAAACGAAGATGAAGCAAAAATCTGGTTAGAGTCTGCAACTGCAGCAATGTACACAGCATTTAATAGATCAAACTTTCAACAAGAAATTTTTGAACTGTATCACGATCTAATTACATTTGGTACAGCAGCAATGTTTATAGAAGAAGATGATGATGATTTAATTAAATTTTCAACAAGACATATCAATGAAGTTTATATTGCAGAGAATGATAAAGGTAGAGTAGATACAATCTTTAGAAGATTTAAAATTTCTGCTAGAGCAGCAATACAAAAGTTTGGTGATAAAGTTTCATCTGACATTCAGGGAATATTTAAAAAAGATCCTTATGCAGAAGTAGAAATTATTCATGTTGTTTATCCAAGATCAGATTTTGATCCTAAGAAAAAAGATAAAAGTAATATGCCATTCGAATCTGTGTACTTAGAATACAAAAATGCAAACGAATTATCTATGTCTGGATTCAAAGAGTTTCCTTTTGTAGTTCCAAGATATTTAAAAGCATCAAACGAAATTTATGGAAGAAGTCCAGCAATGACAGCGTTGCCAGATGTTAAGATGTTAAATGAAATGTCTAAGACTACAATCAAAGCTGCACAGAAACAAGTTGACCCACCACTATTAGTTCCAGATGATGGATTTTTATTACCAGTTAGAACTGTACCAGGTGGATTAAATTTTTATAGAAGTGGTACAAGAGATAGAATTGAACCTTTAAACATTGGTGCAAATAATCCACTAGGTTTAAACATGGAAGAACAAAGAAGAGATTCAATTAGAAATGCTTTCTATGTTAATCAACTTCAATTGCAACAAGGTCCACAAATGACAGCAACGGAAGTTGTGCAAAGAAATGAAGAGAAGATGAGATTACTAGGACCTGTTCTTGGTAGACTACAATCAGAATTATTAAAACCATTAATTGATAGAGTGTTCGCTATATTACTTCGTAACAATATGTTACCAGAAGCTCCAGAGTTTTTGTCTGGCAGAGATATAGAAATTGAATATGTATCACCACTTGCTAAAGCACAAAAATCTTCAGAGCTACAATCTATTATGAGAGCAATAGAAATATTAGGATCACTTGCAAATGTAGCACCAGTATTTGATTATGTTAATTTTGATAACTTAGTTAAACACTTGGCAGACATAGTTGGTATGCCACAGAAATTATTAAAATCACAAAACCAAGTAAATGCAGAAAGACAACAAGCAGCACAAGCTGCACAACAACAACAACAAATGGCTCAGATGCAACAAGTTGCACAAGCAGCAGGAGATGTAGCACCACTAGCAAAAGCGTTGCCAGAAGAAGCACAAGCTTTAGTTAATTCAGAAGTGGAATAGTATGGACGCAAATAAACAACTGGAACAATTAATTCAAGGACTAAAAAAAAATTACGAATACATATTCAATACAGAAGAAGGCAAACAAGTCTTAACTGATCTTGAAAAAAGATGTCATTATCATTCTACCACCAATGTAAAGGGGGATAGCCATGAGAGTGCATATATGGAAGGACAACGTAGTGTCGTTCTATTTATTAAATCAATGCTACGAAACGATAAAGAAAAAGGAAAATAATATGTCAAGCGAACAGATAACACAAGAAACTGTGCCTGTAGAAACAACGACTACAGAAACACCAACACCAGTTGCAGCACCTGTAACACCTACACCAGCACCAACACCAGCATCTTGGAAAGATTCAATTAGTGAGGATTTTAGAAACGATCCTAACATTGAAAAATTTACTGAGATAGATGCGTTAGCTAAAAGTTATATCAACGCAACTAAAATGATTGGTCAAGACAAATTAGTTATACCAACTAACAACTCAACAGAAGATCAATGGAATGAAGTATATTCTAAATTAGGTAGACCAGAATCTGCTGATAAATATTCTTTAGATACAAAATCAGAAATTGTTGAAATGGATGAGGGTGCAATAAAATCTTTTGCCGAACAATCTCATAAACTTGGATTAAACAATAAACAAGCTCAAGGTATTTTAGAATATTATAAAAATAATATGGAAGGTACTGCACAGCAATCAAGAATTGATACTGAAACTGCTCAAACACAAGCTGAACAACAGTTAAGACAAGAGTGGGGTAGAGACTTTGAAGGTAAAGTTAAACAAGCTGGTGCATTAGCGAAAGCAAATATTAATCCAGAAGTATTAGATATGACTTTATCAAATGGTACAAGACTTGGAGACCATCCAGATATTATAAAAGGCTTTGCAAAAATTGCAGGTATGATGTCTGAAGATAAAATACTTTCAACTGAAAGTGAAAATGTTAATACAACTAAAGATATTGAATCTGAAATAAGCACTATTATGAATGATAAGAATGGACCTTATTGGAATAGACAACATCCAGATCACGATAAAATGGTACAACAAGTGTACACTTTAAGAGAAATGGTTAACGCAAAATAATATATTAAATTGCTTGTAATATAATAAAATTTATTATAAGCAATTAATAATAAGATAACTCGCAAGAACCTTATTGACCACAAAGAAAAGAATTGTAGTCTAAAAGACTTTAAATCCAAGAATTGCCTATCGTTTTGATGGAGAACCTTTCTGATTTTTTAACAATAACAATAACTATAATAATGGAGAGACAAATATGTCATCACAAATAACAACAGCATTTGTAGAGCAGTATTCTGCTAACATACAAATGTTATCTCAACAAATGGGATCATTATTAAGAGACAAAGTCAGAGTTGAAAGCGTTGTAGGAAAAAATGCTTTCTTTGATCAAGTTGGAAAAGTAACTGCTCAGTTAAAAACTAGCAGACATTCGGACACTCCTCAAATAGATACACCTCACTCAAGAAGAAGAGTATCTCTTGGAGATTACGAATTTGCTGATCTAATCGATCAACAAGACAAAGTACGTCTTTTAATAGACCCTACATCATCTTACGCACAAGCCGCAGCTATGGCTATGGGAAGAGCAATGGATGATGTTATTATCACAGCCGCTTTAGGAACTGCATTTACAGGTGAAACAGGTACTGGAACGGAAAGCGTTCAAACTGGTGTCGCAAAAGGCACTACTGGTTTAACTGTTGCTAAATTAATTTTAGCAAAAGATAAACTAGACAAAGCAGACGTTGACCCTTCTATACCTAGACACATTATGTGTGGTCCAGAGCAACTTGGTAATCTATTAAGTGATTCAGAAGTTACAAGCTCAGATTTCAATACCGTCAAAGCACTTGTGCAAGGCGAACTTGATACTTATCTTGGTTTTAAATTTACTGTAACAAATAGACTACCTAAAACAAATAATGATCGAACATGTATTGCTTACGCAGAAGATGGTCTTTTACTAGGAATCGGAAAAGATATTTCCGCAAGAATAGATGAAAGAGCAGATAAATCGTATGCTACACAAGTTTATTATTGTCAATCAATCGGTGCTACAAGAATGGAATCTGCGAAAGTTGTTCCAATTGTTGCAATCGAAGCTTAATAGATAGGAGTATATAATTATGGCTAATTCGACACAATTTACGAAAACACTTAATACACCTTCTGAAAAGTTAGATACTAATGAACTTCATGGAAGAGTAAGAATCGCTTATGCAGACTTTACTGCTGCTGGAGCACAAGAAACTATCAATTTCTTCAAGTTACCAGATGGTGCTAGAATAATTGGTGGAAGAGTAAATCATATAGCTCTTGGTTCAAGTACAACCCTATCAATAGGTCATGCAGCATACGTTAATGCAGCAGGAACTACTGTAGCGGCAGATGTAGATGAATACAAAGCTGCAGCAGCATCAACAAGTGTTAGTGCTTTTAACATTGCAGCTACTACAGTTTTGGGTGAAAACTCATTAGTTGATGCACCAGATGGTTTGGTGATTACAGCAACTACTGCTGGAGCAAATGCAACTGGAAAAATTGAAGTCCAGATGACTTACGTTCTTGACTAATAAATAAAATTTTAAGGGGTGGAAGCGAGAGTGGAAACCCCTTAGAGTGCATGAAGAAAATAGAAGATTTAAAACCTGTACTACATTTTAAAAAAAACAATTATGTTTATAGGTACGTTTTAGTAGATAGGTTTCACAATGAGGGTAAAAATCATTATGGCTTTGATACTAAACAAGGTAAAACAACAGAAGAAATTTTTGCGTTAGAAAAAGATAGACAAATCAGACGCAAATATATAATAAGGAAGTAATATGGCATCAGTAGTAGGAATATGTAATGGAGCATTAAATCAACTGGGAGCTACAACAATACTTTCATTAACAGAAGATTCAAAAAACGCTAGACTTTGTAACTCAAGATATGACCAAGTTAGAGATGCTTTGTTTAGAACACACCCTTGGAATTGTTTACAAAAAAGAATAGAATTAGCTTTAGATACTTCTGCACCTACTTGGGGTTTTAAATATGCTTATACCTTACCAGCAGATTGTTTAAGGTTACTTAGAATATTAGACTATGATTCTAATTACAAAGTAGAAGGTAGAAAAGTTTTAAGTAATAGTGAGACTATGAAAATATTATATGTTTCAAGAGTTACTGATCCAAATGAATATGACGAGTTATTAAGAGAAACAATATCTGCATCATTAGGTGCTGACATTGCTTTTGGAGTTACATCTAATAATCAAACAGCTAAAAATATGTATGAACTGTTTAAAGATAAATTAAGAGATGCTAGATTTGTAGATTCAACTGAAGGTCAAAATGTAGAACAAGACCTAGGTATGACAGATGTTATAGACGCAGGTACTTTTATAAACTCAAGGTTTTAATCAATGGCTAGAGTTGCAGTTGAGCTAACAAACTTTACAGGCGGTGAATTATCACCAAGACTAGATGGAAGAAATGATTTAACTAAATATTCTTCTGGTTGCTCAACATTAGAAAACTTAGTTGTATATCCACATGGAGCTGCTGCTAGACGACCAGGTACAACATTTGTAGCGGAAGTTGCTAATAGTGCAAACAAAACAAGATTAATACCTTTTGAATTTTCTACAACACAAACTTATATGTTGGAATTTTCTAATTTAAAAATAAGAGTATTTAAAGATAGTGGTTCTGTATTAGAGGGAGATAAAACTATATCTGCAATTACAAAAGCTAATCCTGCTGTAGTAACTGCTAATAGTCATGGCTATGAAAATGGTGATGAAGTTTTAATTAGTAGTGTTGCAGGTATGACACAAGTTAATGGTAAAAGATTTTTAGTTAAAGGTAAATCAACTAATACATTTCAACTAACAGATAAAGAAGGTGATAATGTTAATAGTACAAATTTTACAACTTATAGTTCTGGCGGTGTAGCTAATAAAATTTTTGAAATAACAACACCTTATACTACTGCACAACTTTTTGATATTAAATTTGCTCAATCAGCAGACGTTATGTATATTACACATCCTTCACATGAGGTAGAAAAACTATCTCGTACTGGTCATACTGCTTGGACACTTACAGATGTAGATTTTACTAAAGGACCAATGCAAGATGCTAACACAACAACAACAACTTTAAATCCAGGTCAAGCATCAGTAGGCACATCAATAGCTTTAGTTGCTTCTGCTATTACTGGTATCAATAGTGGTAGTGGATTTCTTGCAACAGATGTAGGAAGATTTGTTTTTTTAAGTGATGGTTATGCAAAGATAACAGCTGTTACAAATACTACTAATGCAGTTATGACAATCATTACAGCTTTAGATAATGCAAATGCTACAGCTAATTGGCAACTAGGAGCATTTTCAGATACTACAGGTCATCCTTCTTGCGTAACTTTTTTTGAACAAAGATTGGTATTTGCAGGAACAACTAATCAACCACAAAGTATTTTTTTTTCAAGGTCTGGTGATTATGAAAACATGGATGCAAACATTGGTGGAACAATAGCTGATGATGATGCAATCATTTATACTATTGCATCTAACCAAGTAAATGCCATTAGATTTATGACATCTACTAGAACTTTAATTATAGGTACAGCAGGTGGTGAATTTACTGTATCTGGTGGTGGTACAGATAGTGCAGTTACACCAACTAACATTCTAATTAAAAAACAATCTAATCATGGTGCTGCAAATGTAGATGCTATAGCTGTAGGTAACGCCACATTATTTTTGCAACGTGCTAAAAGAAAAATTAGAGAACTAGCTTACAACTTTGATGTAGATGGATATGTTGCACCTGATATGACTATTCTTGCAGAACATATTACTGAAGGGGGTCTAACACAAATTGCATATCAACAAGAACCTAACCAAATTATTTATGGAGTTAGAGGTGATGGTGAGTTAGTTGGACTTACTTATCAAAGAGAACAACAAGTAACTGCTTGGCATAGACATATTTTTGGTGGTAGATTTGGTATAGCAACAATTACAGTTTCTGATTATGCAAACATTGCAGTTGGTAATAAAATAATTTTATCAAAATCAGATGGCACAACTACTACTTTTACAAGTCAATCTTCATCTAGTGATGCACCTACAGGAACAGATGGATGGCGACCTTTTCAAAGCAACAATACAACAGCTACTAATATTAAAACTGCAATAAATAATCATACTAATTTTACTGCAACAGTATCTGGTGCAGTTGTAACTGTTACTGAAACTTTACATGAATCAACAGGATATTTAACAATTAAAACTTTTGATTCAATAAGATTAACAACAGTAAATGAAGGTAAATCTCAAATTGAAAGTGCCGCAGTTATTCCAACTGATGATACAGAATATCAAGTATGGGTAATTGTTAAAAGAACAGTTAATGGAATTACAAAAAGATATGTTGAATACTTAAATGTATTTGACTTTGATAAAAATGATAAGACTACATTTAATTTTTTAGATAGTGCTTTAAGTTATAGTGGTGCAGCAGTTACAACTCTTTCAGGTTTAGATCACCTTGAAGGACAAGTTGTTGGAATATTAACAGATGGTGCAACACACCCAAATAGAACTGTTACCTCTGGTGCAATTAGTTTAGATCGTTCTGCAACAAGTGTTAAAGTAGGATTAAACTATACATCTTTATTACAAACAATGAGATTAAATGCTGGATCACAAGATGGTACATCACAAGGTAAGACTAAAAGAATATATGATATTACAGTAAGAATGTTTGAAACAATTGGTGTAGAGGTAGGATCAAATTTATCTGATATGGAAAGAATACCATTTAGAAGTTCTATTGATTTAATGGATGAGGGTATACCTCCATTTACAGGAGACAAACAGGTAGAGTTTAGAGGAAATTACGAAACAGATGGTTTTATCTTCGTTAGACAAACTCAACCTTTACCTTTTACAATTTTATCGTTATACCCAAGGCTAGTAACAAATGATGGATAATAAATTACATATAGTACCTTATACTTCAGAGCATGGTAATTTTATTTTATCATGTCAATTAAACCATAAATTAATGGATGAAGATGCTAAGTTTGGAGGAGACGCAATAAATTTAGTAGAAGAGAATTTAGCTTTTACAGGTACTGTTAATGACAAACCTATCTTTGCCGCAGGTATGAAAATGATTTGGGGTAGAGTTGCAGAAGGTTGGGTCATTGCTACACATGAAGTTTGGAATCATCCATTAGCAGTAGCTAAAGCAATTAAAAAAGATTTTGCACGAGTTGCTAAAGAAAATAATATTAAAAGAGTACAAACTGCTGTAAGAGTAGATTTTAATAAAGGTTTAAGATTTGCTAAATGGTTAGGTTTAGAGAATGAGGGTTTAATGAAACACTATGGCTTTGATGGTTCACATCAATACAGATATGCGAGGATATTCTAATGACTTGGGTATCAGCAATAACAGCAGGTCAAGCTGCAGCAGCAAGTGCTGGAGTATCTGCAGTAACTTCTATAGCAGCAGCAAGACAAGCATCAGCAACAGGTAAATATAACCAAGCTGTTCAAAATCGTAATGCTCTTGTTTCAGAACAAGAAGCTCAAAGACTTGAACAACAAAATGAATTTGATCTTGCTAGATTCGATCAACAATTTGTACAATTACAAGGTCAAACTAAAACTGCAATATATAAATCTGGTGTTGAATTATCAGGTTCTGGTTTAAGAATTATGAGATATAATGCTGAACAAGCTGAAATTGAAAAAGATATTTTAACTTATAATTCTAAAGTTGCACAATCACAAAAAATGGAAGAAGCAAACTTTGCAAGAATGTCTGGACAAGTAGCAAGAATGGAAGCAAGATCAGCAGCGATTGGTTATTATGCTCAAGCAGGTCAAAGTTTAATGTCTATGGGTAGTGGATTTTCAGGTACTACTCAAGGTCAATTTGGTTCTACAGCAAACAATTCAACTTTTAGTAATTATTCATAATGAGAGATTATAAATCAGAATATGCAAATTATCACTCTAAACCAGAGCAAAAGAAAAATAGAGCTGGAAGAAATGGAGCAAGAAGAATTATGAAAAAAAAATATGGTAATAGTATATTAGGTAGAGACGTAGATCATAAAGATAGAAACCCTAGAAACAACATTACAGGTAATCTAAGATTACAATCTAAATCTTCTAACAGGTCAAGGAATCAATAATGCCAAAGATACCTACATTTGCAGCAAGAGGTAGACCTACAGCAGAAGTTGGTTCTATTAAATCTAATATAAAACTTGATCCAAAAAGCTCTATGGCAGCTTCATTATTACCTGCTGCTCAAGCTATTGAAGAATATTATATTAAACAAAGAAACTTAGAAGAAAAAACAGAAGCTAATAAAAAATTTTTTGAAATTCAAAATAAAGTAGAAGAAACTCAAGAAAAAGTTTCAAAAGATTTTAATCAAAGTAATGCAATTAATACATTTAATACAGATTATAATACTGTAAAAAATCAAGTTCTTTCTACATCTTCAAATAAAAGAGTAAAACAATTATTAGAAACAAAACTAGATATTGAATATCCAGAATATTTATTAACAGTTAAAAAAAATTCAAGAAATGCTTTAGAAGCAGAATCTCTTTCTATGCAAGACTCTTCACAAAATATTTTAATGTCTAAATATTATTTTGCTGATGCTAAAGAAAAAATAACAATTAAAGAAAAATTAATTAATAATGAAATTGATTTTAGTAATACTTGGGAAACAGGAAAAACTGCATTAGATAAATCTATTAATGCTATTGAATCAGATTTATTAATTGGTGATGTTCAAAAAAATATTGATAATAAAAATTATGGTACAGCATTAGCTTTATTAAAAGATGTAGAATCATCTAAATTTTTAGATACTGATAAAAGAATATCATTAGCATCAAAAGTTTCAGAAGGTTATAAGGTTTTTCAAAATGAAAATAATATAGATTCTATTTTAGAAAACCAAATTGGTTTTTTTGCTAAGACAGGACAATTTAAAGATATGGATGATAAGAATATTCCTGTAAAAGATTTAGAACAGGGAATGGTTAGACTATCTCAAAAAACAAATGCAAATGGTCAATCAACTTATACTCAACCACAACTTGCCGAAATGTCTATAGGAAATAATATTACCAATCCAATTCATAAAGAGGGTATAAATATTGGTTATAGTAATTTAGGAATAACAGGTGATACAGAATATCTTAAACAAGGTTATAAACTTTATAAAATTTACTCTACACAACAAGGTAGAAATTTTATGAGAGGAACTATGAAGGTTGATAGAGCTGCTATTGAAATGTATGATCGTATGGATTTTGCAATTAACTCAATGAAATTAACAGAGGGTCAGGCAATAGAAACTTTAAGAACAATACAAAGAGACATTAATTTACCAGAGGTTCAAAGAAAAAGAGTAGATAATACATTAATTGCTGCAGCTACCGCTAATGTTGTAGATCAAAATTTATCATATAAAGAAGCAGAAAATGTTGAATTTATTTCTGATACAATTAAAAGAATGGCTAATACTGTTTATAAAATGGGTGGTAGTGAAGAAGATGCTATTGAATATGGTGTAAATTTTATAGATCAAAATTATTATTTAAATATTTTTGGAAATCTTGTTCCAGCTAAAACAAATAGACCAGCTTACCATGATACTTCTTTAAAATTTTATATTCAAGAATTATGGGATAGCGGACAAATAAATAAAGAACAAAACAAATTTGAAGATATTATTGCAATAGATGTTGCTCCAACTGAATTTAGTGATGTTGAGGGAGTTAAAATTATAAACAGAAGAACCAGACAACCTGTTACAATGTTTGAAAATGCTGTTGGAGATTTTGATGAAAATGCTTATGACGCAGCAGTATTTACACAAAAAGAATTACAAGAAAAAGTTTATCCTTTAGCTGAAGATGACAGATTTAAAAAATTTGAAAAACGATATAACGATAAAAGAGATTCAGTTTTAGCATTTAGTGAAGCTGCAACTTTATCACCTTAATATTATGGCTGAAGAAAAAATAAACAACATAGATCCTTTAAAACAAAAATCTCCTAATATAGAATTTATGGTAGATGAAAAAGGATTAAATGAATTACCTCAAACTGTTCCAACAGATGTAGATTATTTTTTAAAAAAACAACGAGGTAAATTAGAAAGCGATTATACCGCTCTTGAATCTTTAGGAAAAGCATTTGATTTAGATAATTTAGGTTGGAGTGCAATATCTAAAATTAGAGAAGGAATTGATCCTCCTATTGATTGGGATTTTGTTCCTAGTAAAGAATTATTTAAGTTACAAGAACAGTACCCTGATTATATGCAGGATGCTTTTATGGAAGCAAGAAACGAAGAACATTGGTATGACATTGAAAAACAAGTTATAAAAAGAGTAGAAATAGAAGATCAATTAGCAAGAAAAGGATGGGTTGGATTTGGTGCAAGAATGATTGCAGCTGTAGTAGATTTACCTGCTATTGCCTTAACTTACGCTACAGGTGGATATGCTGCTCCATTATTGTATGGAGGTAAAATTGCTAGAATTAAAAGAGGTATTAAATTGGGAGCATTAGTTGGTTCAGAAAATGCTGCTATTGAAGCTGGATTAGTTGCTCTTGATCCTTTAAAAAATGAAAATGATATAAAATATGCTTTTCTTGCAGGATTTGCATTAGGTGCTCCTGTTGGTGGATTAAGTAGAGTAGATCCAACAATTGCAATTGCATTAAAAAAACAACAAGTAGCAGCAGTAAAAATAATAAATAATTTAGAAGCAGAAGAGGTCAAAGCTTTTGCAGTAAAAAATAAATTAAATCTTAATCCAGAATATGTAAGAGATCAAAAATTAAATTTACCTAAAGAAAGAAATACTATGAATTATAAAATTGATGATAATATAAATAATATTCCATCAGATGAAAGTAAAATTGAAGGATTGTTTAAAAGGTCTGGATTAAGATTTAGTATTACATCTTCTTTAAATAAGTCTGAAGATACATTGGTTCAAAGATTTAGAGAAGTTATGGTTCCTGATGCTGTTGTTGGTAATTCAAAAGGTGCTACTGCTTTAGAATTTAAAGAAAATATGAAAAGACAAATTATGGGTCAATTTAATAATTATAAAGATGTTGCTTATCGTTCTTGGAAAAAAGCAAATAAAGATTTAGCTTTTAAACATATTATTGAAGAAGAAAATAAATTTGGTGAAATTATAGCGGATCTTATAGAATTTCCAGATCAATTTAAAACATCAAAAGCAATTACGCCTGAAATGAAACAATATGCAATATTAGGTAGAAAAGTAACAAATGATACTTTAGATGTTATTGGTCAAACAACTAGAGAAGGTTGGGAAAATGTTATGTTAGAAGGAAGATTACAAAATTATTTTCCTCATATTCACAGCTCACATAAAGTAAATGTAGGATTAGATGAATATGGAACAAAACAAATAGAATTAATATATGCAAATGCTTTAAAGGAATTTCAACCTGATCTTCCAATTAAAGTATTTAATCGTATGATTAGTAGAATAGTTGCAAAAATAGCTTCACCAAAGTTTCAAGGAGAAGATTCAGGATTTGGTCGTTTATTTCAAGGAACAGATGAAGCTGGTATGAGAGATATTTTAAGAGATATAGATTTAGATGAAGGTCAAATAGATTTAATTGTAGATAAAATAAAAAAAAAAAGAACTACTGATACAAAAGATCCTAATGCTAAAACTAGATTACCATTTGATATTAATGCTAGAATAGATTTAATTTCTGAAAAAACTGGAGAAGTAAAATCATTTTCATTAAAAGATTTAACAGATAGAAATGCTAGTACAGTTCTTGAAAGATACAATAATCAAGTATTAGGTCAGGCAGCTTTAGCCAGATTTGGTAATTTTAATAATAATAAAGAACTTGATAATTTTTTTAAAGGTGTTGAAAAAAGAGCAAAAGACAGTAGGACATATGCAGATTTTGAAGAACACATTCTTGCAATGAAGGTAATGACTTCTGGAATATTAGGTAGAGCTAATCCTTTAGAAAAACTTGATCAAAAATCATTAAAATTTAGAAGAGTAGTAAGATTAATGGGGGATTATAACTTTTTAAGATTATTTGGTCAGGTTGGTTTTGCTCAAGGTGCTGAATTAGGTCAAACTGTTGCAGAAGCAGGATTAGTTACATCAATGAAAGCCATGCCAGCTTTTGGTGATATTGTATCAAGATTACAATCAGGTAAATATGATTTTAAAGAGCCTCTTTTAAAAGAATTACAATCTTATGGTGCTCCTCTTGGTTTAGATAAATGGATGCACACACCTGCTGGAAGAATAGATAATGATATGGATTTACCTATGGGTCAAACTGGTTCTATTGGTGATGTAGCTGAGCTTAAAGCTAATAAATTAAAAAGAGTTGTTGCTGATTTATCTTTATTAAATCCAATGACTCTGCTTTCTCAAGTATGGGGAGCAAAAGCATTAACTTTTAAAATTGCAGACAATATTACATTTCTTGCTAAAAAACATAAAACAACAAAATTATATGATTTGTTAGGTAGAGGAGATCAAATTAGATATAGACAATTAGGTTGGACTAAAAATGAATTTAATAGAATAGCTAAAGAAATTAATAAACATTCAAAATATAAAGATGGTAATTTAGAACAAATGAATTTAGATGATTGGAATCCTGAAGCTAGAGCTAATTATGTAATAGGTTTATCAAGATGGATAGATAGAGTAGTTCAAAGAAATGATGTTGGTATGATGGCTAAATGGTTTACTACAGATTTTGGCAGAATGATAACTCAATTTAGACAGTTTTCTTTAGGTGCTTATGAAAAACAATTAATGAATGGAGCATATACTTTAGCTGAAACTAGAGGAAGAGATTTTACCACATATAGTAGATTTACAGCTTCATCAATATCAGCTGCAACATTTTATGCTACAAAGACTTATATTAATTCTTTTGGTAGAGGTGATAGAGATAAATTTTTAAGAGAAAGATTATCTAATGGAAATCTAGCAAAAATAGGTTTTTTAAATTCTTCTTGGTCTACATTAATACCACCAGTAACAGCAACTGCTTATAGTTTATTTTCAGAAGATGATCTTTATGGTTATGGTCGAAATACAAGTTTGTCATCTAGTCTTATTGATGGTATTCCTACTGTAGATTTGGTAAATAATGTAATAAATAGTTTTAGAACTGGATCAAGAATGGCTTACGATCCCACTTTTGAACCATCAAAAAGAGATATAAGTAAAGCATTATCTATAGTTGCTTTTCAAAATCTTTTAATAGTAAAAAATATAAATAATATGATTGTTGAACAATATGGAAAATAGTATATAGGAATAGTAACATGACAGTATCAAGCACAACAGTAAAAAATTCATACTCAGGCAATGGTAGTAATGATACCTTTGTTTACGGATTCAAAATTTTTGCAAACACAGACTTAGAGGTAATTATTAGATCAGCACTTGGTGTTGAAACTATAAAAACTTTAACAACTCATTACACAGTAACTGGTGCAGGAAGTGCATCTGGTGGTAATGTGGTATTTACTTCTGGTAATATACCAACTGGAACAGAGACAGTAGTAATTAAAAGAGAAGTGCCGCAAACCCAAGCAATAGATTATATTGCAAATGATCCATTCCCTGCGGAATCACATGAAGAGGGTTTGGATCGTGCTACCATGACGATTCAACAGCTTCAAGAAGAAGTAAATCGTGCTATAAAATTATCAGCAACAAACACAATGACTTCTACAGAATTTACTGTAGGTGCAACAGATAGAGCAAATAAGGTTTTATCTTTTGATGCAAATGGTGAACTTTCAGTTGCTCAAGAACTAGGAACTTTTAAAGGCAATAGTGCTACAACAACTACAGCAGCTTATGCTGTTAGAGACATTGTTAAAGCAACAACAACTGCTCAACTAAACAATATTTATATTTGTATTAAAGCATCACCTATTGGTACAGCTTTAACTAATACAACTTTTTGGGTTTTACTTGTAGACGCTGTAAGTGCTGCAACAAGTGCTACTGCTGCGG